AGGCATAGCTGGCTCTCTAGCAGACAATCTATTGCCTAAATGATGTAAAATCAAGCCAATTCCATCATCTTGGTTACTTAGATATATCGCAGAATGATTTATTATAGCAGAATTAATGCGGAATAATAGTACGTCTCCGTCTAATAGCTCTTCATCTCCGTCTAATTGAGAGAAACCTACTGTCTCAAAGTTTTCTAAAAATAAACTTGACGCATTTTCCTCCTCCCACCAATCTGGGCCTCTCGCAACATCTTGTAAAAGAATATTACGTCTTTGATAATAAAAACGACGAACAAGTGAAAAACAATCAGCAATACCTGCGTGAAAACTCACGCCAATCAAAGGTAAATTTAAATTTTCGTCTGATAACCAATACGGCTCACTTACTATTTCTCCATCTGTATCTATAATGCCCCAAGGCACAGTGCCCGCAAGATACGCCTGCATATCTGCTTTGCTGGGCGCAGAAACCTGAATTAAAGGGTTTTTGGGGTGACTGTGTATTACGGCCTGCAATGGATGTTCTGTCGTTAATGAATTTATTTCAGAATTTTCTATTTTAAAATCAATTGCAGGGTTTTCGGCTGTATTTGTACAAGCTATGTATGTGTTAGCTACCACGATGCCGCATGATTCATTAGGATACTTTTCAAGCGCATCTTGCTTCGCAGCGTCTATTACAGATTGTTCAAGCATTTATTTTTTCCCTATACCTGGTGTACCTAAAAATGGTAACTGGTTGCCACCAAACCTAAGAATGCAATCAGACAAATGTTTGCCGCATTTATCCTCCGCTGCTGTATACACAGGTTTGCCTGCTTGGTCAAAATAGTTTCCTCCTGTGTAGGGGCAAGTGGCCGAAGAGTAATCAAAAGAATTACCGTTAAAGCTGCGGTAACGTTGCAAACAAGCATCTCTTAAGCAGCGCATCTGCGGTATTTTCACACCTTCTTGGTCAAGTGAAGATGCAAGCTCAAATTCAATAAAATATTTATTATGCGATGTTTTTCTGTTTATCCGATAAATATCCTTTGGAAGTATTTTATTTACACTGGGAGCACTTCCGCTATCAAGATATTTACCAAAAGTACGAATACGAGTAAATTTTGCGCCTCTTAAATCTTTAAGACTAATAACTGCGGCCGCAATAAGTTTATGCTTGTTAGATATTTTAAATGTAGGCGTAGGTAAAGAAGCACTAGCCCCTCCGTTCCACTCAAATCCTGTTGCCTCTACTTCTACTGGTATGTAAAAATTACCACCAAATTTTACAGCATTATTTAAACGAATGCCCTGCTTGTAGCTGCCTGTCGCATTACTACTGGGAACACTAAGCATGTAGTAAACAAACTGAGTAGAACTTGATACTGAAGCTACAGTAAAGTCTCCATTATAATTATATTGGTCGCACCCAGCGATTCGCACAGAATTTCCTGACAACAACAAATGCGGCGTAGCTGTAGTTACTGTGGCAGTTGCCCCATAAAAAGTGATACTTGTAATATCAAAGTTTGTGTCAATGCTGCTACAAAATCTAAATAAAGTTCCGCCTATATTTGTAGCGTCAATCTCAAATAAAGTGACAAGCCTGTCTGGGCTAAGTTTCTGTGTTTCTTCTGCTACATCCGCTTGCATCATGATAAATCAAAACTTTCTTGGAAGGTGGCACTTACACTATATGATTCATAATTATCATACGTTACAGAATACTCCTCGCAAGTAAATGGTTTTGTTTGTCCTCTAGGCGTAACCCATGTAAATATCTGTCCTTTAAAAGAATCTAGCTGATCTTGTATATTTTTAGTTTGGTCTGCCGTAAGCATGTCCCAACTTAAGTTCCATTCTTCCGCTGCTGTATTTAAACCATCTGATACGTTTTGTACATATCCATCACCAAAATTGGTTTTTACCATGCGAAATTTTTTTCTAACCGAAACGCCGTAGTCTGGTGGATAAGGTGAAGTAAATACTGCCATTGAATTATCCTGCTAAAGAGCCATTAGTTTTTCTGTTTCTTTGAACGTATTTTGCCATTGCCATTTCTATTTGTTGGTTTACTGCCTTTGATATAACTTGCGCAGTCATTCCGTCACTGTCATTTCGCTGTCCATTCATGTTAATTGTAACATTATTTATAACTTGTGTCGTCCCTCCTCCTGACGCAGCCCCGCCAATTGCACGCACACCTAAACTTCCGTCGGGTCCTCTGTGTAAGGGCATAACAGCCTCTGGTCCTGCTTCTCCCATTACACCTAAGTTTCCTTTCCCAAAAGAAAATGCCGTCGGACTACTAAATACGTCTCCTGAAGCATAAGCAAATATTCCGCCTTTCGCAAAAGCAAAATTAGCAGGAAGTCCTTGCGCAATGCTTGTAGCTTCCGTTGCACCTGTAGTAAAATCTCCTATCCCCATAGATGTGAATCCTCCACCTCCTCCTGTAATCAGGCCACTAAGCCCACTGATTAAGCCACCTATCAATCCCCCTCCGCCTTGTCCTTGCTGGCCTCCACCAAACAATTCGGCTTTTGCCATATTAATTGCCAATCTTGCTAAATCCTCACTGATCGAATCAACCAACGACTTAAAGTCCACTTTACCTGTGCGCACAAAGCTTACAATAGCGTCCTCTGCTTTAGAAAATGCATTAGTGATGACATTTTTAATTTGCTGTCCTGTTTTTAACGAATCATCCGCAATACTAGCAAACGCAGCTTTTACGCCACCTTCTAATGTGTTTGCAGTATCGTAATACGCTGCTGCTTCTTTATAGCGCATCTGTGTGGCTTGTTCTGATGTAATGACATTGTCTTTCAACAACTCATTAATTGCTGCCAGATTGTTTGTATATGTTGTTTGTGGTCCTTTTACACTTTTGTACAGAGAAGTGTATGCTTCAGTTGCTTGCGCTGCTTTATTGTTTTCTTCTTGTGTTATTTTTAATTTTGCCAGCTCATATCCCGATTGTGCATCTTTTTTAGTCGCAAGCATTGCTTCTCTTAGTTTATTTTCCGCCTCTGTTGCCTCAATCGTTGTAATTTTATTTTGCTCACGCAATATTTGAATGGCTTTTAGTCCATAAGCATAATCATCGTTTGCTTTCTTAGCTTCTTGCATAGTGTTTGTTAGTGCCGTCTCAATTTTTTGTGCTTGATTCGCTTCCTCTAAAAATAATTTATCAAGTCCACGTTGTACACCAGAAGCAAAGTCTGTTTTAGTTTCTAAATAAGTAATCCGTAATTCACGCAGTTTTTTATTATACTCTTCTACCGAGTATCTGCTTTTATCCAACTCTAAAGCTTTTAAGGCAAAATTGTACTGCTCTAATGATCCTCGAATTGAGTCGTAAATCTCGCCCTGCTGTTTAGCAACTTCATTGCTTCGCAGTACTGCTTCCAATAAATCATTCTGGTCTTTAGTAAGCTCTTTGACGCGCAACCCTTTCATGACTTCAAGTTTTTTCTTTCCTACCTCTCTGTCAAAAGCACCAAGATTTAGAAACTTACCTTCTTCTTGGATATTATGATAGTACTCCTCAAAAGTCTTATGCCCTCTGCCGTGCTCTTTTTTAGTTTTTTTGCCTGTACCTATGCTGCCTTCTTTAGGCTGATTTTCATTTAGACGTTTCTGTAACTCATCGTATTTCTTTTGTTGTTCGGCACGATTGGCTTCTAGCTTGCTTTGCATCGCTGCCGACTGCAACTGAAACTTAGTTAAAGAATTAAATTCAGGGAATACATTTGGCTTTCCTATCGTTACTTGTTGTCCCTTAACATTTTTTAAATCTTGTTGATCTTTATTTAATAAGGGATTTGATTTAAAATCTTGAAACGCTTTTGTGTTCGCTGTTTCTGCGCCTAACATCGACAACGCAACCATTCCTGATAATATAGATTTGCGCATGTCATTAATTTTTTCCCCTATAGCTGTCACGGCATTAGATACATAGTCTACCCAAGTCATTGACTGTACTCTGATCGCCTCGCCTGTATCTGCAAAAGTTTTATTTACATTAGCTGGTATGGGCTCCCAATTTTCATAAATAATCAAAGCAACGCCCGCAGCAATTGCCCCCATAAAGCCCAAAATGGACGCAAACGGCAATAGTAAGACTAAACTTCCTGAAAGTGCTGTAATAGCTCCGCTAATTAAAGTAAATCCTGCCGCCGCTACGCTGTACATTGACGAGCCAACCAATACTAACGCTAATGCGCTAACAGAGCCTATAATAAGCTGTAGGCTTCCTTCTAAAGTTGTTATATATGCCCACAGTGCTTTTATAGCTAATATTGGATTTTGAAATGCAAAATCCAGCATAACTCCTAACTCTATTCCTTCTATTTTAATTACTTTAATTATATCCCAAAACATAACAAGCAACGAAACTGCGGTTGTAATAGCTAAAAAGCTTTGCGTAAAAATACTTGCCGATACTGCTGCTTTTAATAATGCTCCGCCTAAGCCTAATATTACAGTTGTTGCAGCAACTATTCCTGCCGCAACAACAATTCTGATAAATGTATTGAAGTTGGCGTTAATATACTGTAATCCAGAGATTACACTGTTGTATAGAACGCTCGCTCTAAAATCTTTGGCAAGGAACTCAATCCATCCTGTGGATATATTCGTGATTTGCTTTCCTATCGTTGGGAATATTTTATTCATTGCCTCGTCTAGGAATTTTTGTGCTTTTTTATACGCTTCAAACTGCGTTTCAAACGTCAGCTTTCCGTCTTTCGACCATTGTCGCAATTCTCCCATAGATAATGGCTTGTTTGCCGCAAATTTACGCAGAACTGTTACAGCTCCTTGCATCTGCTCTGCAATAGCGCGAAATTCCTCGCCGCCTAGCCTATCCGACGACAATCCTTGGCTAAATTGTAAGAGTGCGTTGCTAATCTCTCTAGGTGTGCCAAACGAAATGGCGGCAGATTGGGCTACGCCTTTTGTAAATTTTAAAACTTCTTCTTGTGTTTTTCCGAAAGCTTTAGCTGCAACAGCCGTTCTTAAATAAATCTTTTCAATAGCCTCTATCGGTTGATAGGTTGCCTTAGCAATATCAAACAATCTGTTCATTACAGGATCGATTAACTCACTGCTAGATACTACGCTATTGATCGCGCTTTTAAGGTTTTGTGCTTTATCTGCTGCCTCCACATACGACCTAGCTACAATTGCACCTGATACGCCCAGCAACGCTGCATCCATAGCCCGAAAATTTAATGCAAGCTTTTGAGATTTTTTTATCAATCCATCAAAAAATCCGTTCCATGTACCTACTGCTGCTGATGCAGGTGCTGCTAATTTAGGCATTGCTTGTGGTAAAGCAGGTGGTGTGGTGAATGCCTTACCTGCAAATGCTTCAGCGCGTGCTTGCGTCCATCCTGATGAAGCAGACGTATTTAATCCTACGTTTTTATTAATAAGTTTTTGAATATCTGTTGTTACTGTATTTACC